ATAAGTGCATGTCAAGGGTTAAAGAAAAACTAAAGTTGTACAATTGTAGTTTTGGATATGATTTATCCGCTCCTACTGATCGTCTTCCTTTATCAATACAGGTTTCTGTATTGACGGTTTTATTTAACTCTGAGATGGCTAACCACTGAGCAGACTTACTTGTCCATAATCGGAATTATTTTTATAAAGCCGAGGAAGGATGAGAACGTCTGAAATACTCTGTGGGTCAACCTATGGGGGCACTGAGCTCTTGAGCCATGTTAGCATTGACTCATCATCTATTGGTTCAGATGGCAGCTCAACCTTTTAAAGGCTGATTTGACAAGTATGAACTTTTAGGTGATGATATCATTATCTTCGACCAGAAAGTTGCTGAACGATATTTGGAGATTATGACTCACCTTGGTGTGTCTATTAATCTTTCAAAATCGGTAATCAGTAACGGTCCAGTCGGAGAATTTGCAAAAGTTACTATTCTCGATGGAGTAGATGTTTCTGCTCTCTCCTGAAAACAGTTTCTTAGTAGCTCCTCCAGTTTAATGGGGCGAGTTAATATTCTTTACTTTCTGTTAAAGAAAGGTATTGGATTAAATAACTTTAACCATTTTACTAAAGGGTTAATCCGAAAATCAAAATATGATTTAGGATTATTAGCTCCAGGATATCTTGCATTATTAACGATGCTAATCAACAATAAAGTTTTTACTTATCGCTGAGTTATAGCAAAAATTAACAATGTACAGATTCCTTTGCAAAGCTGATATGGAACTATACTCTTATCTTTAGAACGTACAAGTCTATACGAGATCTTGTACAAATACTTTGTTAAGGGTATAGCTGACTCTAGTTTGTCACCGCAACGAGAGTTGCTTATGAAAAACAAAGAGCCTTGAATCATTATGCATATTCTAAAGAAGTTAGTAATGGGCCGTCACAAGTGAAAGAATTCATTTGTGCAAGACCATACTGATAAATCATTAGATATATTGCTTAATGGACAGGACATCGGTGCACTCCGCCAAGATCTTAGTAATTATTTTTGAGCGGCTCTGGATAACAAATCTGTTCAATTAAAGATGGAGAAAATTCTTAATTTAGATTTCAACAAATTTAAAGAATTAGATGAGTATCTAGAGGCTCTCGAATTATTACTATCAATTGAGGCTCACTTTACAGCACATTTAGAAAAATCTAAACGTAATGTAGATGTTGAGTCTCCCTTGAGAGTTCTTAGTTATGTAACTGACTTAGCCAAAACTGTTCCTCCTTTTGTAAAGGATAGAAAAGTAGAGAATTGATTCTCTTAGCTTAGTTTGTCACATTTGTACTAAAACAAAGATTTGGTGAGAAGTGAGCCATAGGAACCATCTAGCTGATGATCCTAGTTAGCTGAAGCCTGGCAAGATATATGTTTTCACAAAATGAATTCATAGTCTAAGGAGGGGATGGGATTTTGTCGTAAAGGAAGAACCTTTATTAGAATAAAACGCATCCTTCTTAGATGCACCTAGCATTCATC